GGCAGGCTGTGCTCCGGGACGAACAAACTTCCCGTCAGCACGGCGCATCTCCTGAGGGTTAGCTTGAACAGCTAAACGCTCAACACACGGCATACCATCCACGTGAGGAACAGTGTCTAAGACCTGTTGCTTCGACGTGGGTGCGGCATCCGATGAGTCATAGTCGATCGATAACATTATCTTACCGGCTTGACCATTCGTTGCATATTCAGACACTTCACGGCGATAGTAGAATTCTAGAGATTGGAATTCATACTTCTCATAAAGTGCTGCAATCTTACTACCCCAAGGAAAGGTAGCAGATTGACCAGGGTTGATTGCATAGCTTGTAGTAGCAAACGCAACACTCCCGTTAATATCGGCGATGTATTCGTCTTCTTCAATGAGATGCGACTTTCGTTGCTTCATCGAATTAGACGAGGAGAGACCAAGTCTCCCTGAGGACCCGGACGAGTTTGAAAAATCAAAACCGCCGGATGAAGCTCCTTTACGGGACTTCAATGCATTTTCGAGTGCATTAACACGTTGTAACATCTTGTTACTTAGGGCAGCTTTAGGTGCTGCCTGACCTTTCTTGTTGCGATTCATTGGATCCACCTTGCAACGAGTGGACTGTTCATTAATACGTAGCCTCGATTCTACATCTCCACCTGTACAACAGGTGGGATATTGATGCGAAAGGAGACCGCCCCGTGCAGTCTCTAGGCATTCCGGATTCTATCGTCCCAGGGCGTAAGCGAGTCATGTGACAAGCCCGCCCCAACGATCGGATAGAAGCCTTAGCGCGGTAACTATACCCGCTTTGGAAGCTTTATGCGTATTAACCCAAATATGATAGAACGGATCGACTTTCAGTCGCCGATAAAGAGGCTCGTCATCTCTGACGAACGTCATCCCTATATCATACTCACCTGTATCGTGGCACAACACTTTTCGGTACCCCATGGCATCACAGCCAAATCAAGTTTCGCTTGAGGGATCTAATAAGATGTTTGCACTCACATTGTCGTGAGACACTTTACACGATTGTTAGTCGTGACGGCTCTGGATGTGAACACCCCATAGCCGCTGCTGAACTTTCGAACCACACTGTAAAGAAGATTAACGATGAGGCTCCCTAGTACATGAAGTACTCAGGGAGACAGAGGTCGGAAAGACCATCTGTAACCTCAACGAATTCTTTCTTACAGAGAGAGGCCGGAGAGAAGGAAGGAACCGAATCAGTGATGACTTTACGCCATCTCGGTAACTTCCAACGATAATTCAATTTTACGAGGTCTTTATCGGACAACTCGTTTAATTTAGAATTAACTCCTCCACTTGCTGTCGGCAGAACAACTCTGCTGAGAGAAATGAAGTCCTCCGACGTCTCAACAAGACGACGGACAGTTCTCTTCATTACTGGTGGCAAACGCTTACGCGTGCCTACTTGTAGCGACAAAGGACCGAGACCATGATCAGTCTCGATCTGTGCGATAGCACAGGCATCATCAAAACACCAACCGGTGCCTAATAACGCTCCTTCGTAGCTGTCGTAGTCGTTCTCCCTCTCAGGAGAACCTGCTCGACCAGCGATGGGTTTGTCATACCACGCAGTCCACTGACTATGTAGATACTCGGCCAGCTTTCGCTGGAGGGGTGTCACATGGACCGTGTGTGGCTGTAGGAGATCCGGATTCGTCGTGATCTTAGTACCAGGTGGCGGGTGAAGACCCAAACCACCTAACTCTGGTGCAATGAAATAATTCAACTGCGTACCGAAGTGACTGGAGCATTGCTCCATTTCGTACTTATTGATCGCGAGGAACCGCTGCGAAGCGCGCTTTGGATTAAGCGCTCCTGCAATGCATGGATTATGCAACAGGTACACGGGCTTCGCAAGCTCATCCTCTCTCGCACCGACCTTACTCTGACCGTAGAGTAGACCTGTGTTAAAGAAAGGAATCTTTTCAGGGAGGGCGCCCCCTTGGGGTCCACTGAAAAGCTGTGAGTTGATAGTAAAGAACTTAGGATGGACAAAGTTCTTACCGGGAGAAGGTACGAAACCTGCTTCATGCAGATTATCATACCAATTCCTGTATTGTGCAGGCTCGGTCCTGAACAATATATCATCACCATTGACCAAGGCCTTGAGCTGACGGAAGTTCGTGACTTCCGGCTCGACCGTGTGCCAATAGTGAGCAAGGTTAATAGCACATAGAATCGGAAACGATAATACCGATCCCATGAGCTGTCCATTAACCTGCATCACAGGGGCTAGATCGCCTCCGTCTGGATCGGAACCTTTCGGATAGTATACCTCGTGCTCATAGAGCACCCGGCGGAGTATGCGATTATATCGCTCTCCTAAGTTCACCTCAGTGAGGATGGACTCAAAAGCTATCTTAGTTAGTTCGATCTTGATGAGATCCGTTGCTCCGGAATAATCTCCAGAGACCCACAAGCCTCGAGGTGACTTCTCAGTCAACCATTCGATGGCTCGTCGGCGAGTTACGGGCTCTCCTATCAGTTGAAACTGAGGAGTGCGCTTCAGATGCGAATGCATCGCCTTCTGAAGCCCATGAGCGAGAGTATATGCATACGCATTACCCTTCGTTATGGTTCGTACCTTCAACGGTTCACATACTGGATATACAGCGGCTTGGCAGCCGGTGTATAGTCCTTGTGCGAGATTGGATTTCACTCTCCTCTCTTCGCCATGGACGAGATCCTGAATGGAGACCGGCGCAAAGCCATGGTCTTCCATTACGCCCTTAACGGGGTCGTAGGACATCTTCAGTAATTCATCATTAGACAAAAGCCCCTCTCGAATATGATCATTCAAGAGGTATCCCTTCGCACCACCCTCGTCACGAGTAGCTTCCCAACATGCGTTGGTGCTATATTCGTGTACGGAGAGCACTCGCTGCGGTGATATACCGCGCCAGATGCTCTTCAATTTCGACCTGATTGAGTCGAGATAGGGTTGTGAGATAGGACCGGATGGGGTGGCCATGACCTTTCTGTGCTTCTTAAGCGCAGTCTGGACAAAGCTATCCGGTACAGTTTCGGCTGCTCTCTTAACTTGAGAAAGCGACCAAAACAAGTGCTGATTCTTCTTCCACGGTTGGCCTAATCGATCTTTAGAGATCATTCGGCTATGTAGAAAACGTTTCACACTCCCAGAGAAGAGTTGAGCCCTGAATGGGAATTCAGGTGCTTCAGGTAATACCTGATGGATGACTCCATCAGCATACTTGCCCGTCAAACTCCTTGCATGTAAGTCCTGTATATAGAATTTGAGCATTCCGATAAATCGCGAATACTCAGTTTCCTTTAAGAACTGATGCAATCCACTCAACAACGAGTCCAGCGAATGCCTGTCGAGGAAGTGATCTTGATGATCACATAGAACCTCCAACATGGCCGCAGTTACCTGCAACGCACTACTCGTATGTTGGGGATACG